GGAATTTCTGAATATTGAAGAAGATATTCAAGGGCGTGATATCATGCACTTTGGTTGTCCATTCACTACACTAGAGGAAAATGGTACTTCCTCGCTTGTCTATTCTGAGTAAAATGAAAGAGGATTGATTATGAGGGGTTATCCAACAAAAGGTGTATGGCCAGCACAAAAACGGGCAGAAAGAGGTCCTGGATATGTGTATCTAATACGCCCTGTTTTAGAAAAAAAATCAAAATGGTTCAAAGATAAAGAACTATGCCCTGTGAAAATAGGAGTTTCTCGTGACAATAAAAACGGTGTTGATTCTCGTTTGAAATCACTTGGTTCTGGAAATTGGAATAAATTGTGTGTTGAAATGATATCACCAAAATTATCCGAACCGTTTAATGTTGAATACTATTTACATCGTGTTTTAAAAGGAAAAAAAATTCGTGGAGAATGGTTTGAATTGTCTTTGAGTGAAGTTAAAGAACTGAAAGAAAAATTAAGAAAAGAACCCGAAATAGAAAAAGATGAAGATGGAGAACTAATTCCAGATTCGTTGACTGAGGGCGCATATCATTATGATATAATTGACGCCGCACGGAGTGGTTGGGCAGAAAGTGATTATTGAGTGTTGTAAAAAAACAACAAAAATAACAACTTTTTCTGCTTGACATTCGTACCAATATAGGGTATACTGTAATCTGTTCAGTTGATAAGGAGTTTCGAAAATGTGGAATCTTGAAAACATGTCAGTTACTGGTCTCTACATGGGCGAAATCGCCGTGTCAGGTGTTGTGGAACTCAGCCGTGTAGCATACGGCGGTGAGGTTGTTCACACTGTTGTTCTTGATACACCTGTGGTGGTGTATGGTGCTATTCGTGACCGTGTTATCCTTGAACACAAATATGTCAGTTTTGTGTCCGATGTAAATTCGGCGGTTGCTAAGTATGAAACCGATACCGCTGATATCGGCTGTGAATTCGATAACTAGGATTTTACTGTGACTACCCTTTCCCAACCCGAATATGAGTTGTATAAAAAACAACTAGTTGGCATCTTTTCTGAACATCAGCGGCGTGGTCGAGATATGAGTATTCTCGCTGAGGTACTCTACCATAACGAAACATATACAGAAGTTGGTCGCCGTCACGGCCTTTCTGGTACTCGTGTTACTCAGATTGTTAATCGTTACATGCGAAATTTTGGCAGAATTATTAATATTTATAAATTGACTTACGGTGAAGAGGTAGTTCCAAATGGTTATGATGATGAAGATTCACTAACCATTATCGAAGGAACTGTATGAAAATCCTCATCACTGGCGCCGAGATAACAAAGCAGGGCGAAATGTATTCTGTGGTTTTTGAGAATCGGCAATTAATGCTGACACCTGACAGAGATACCGCTTTGCTATTTGCAATGGACCGTGAAAAGTTGTATAATGAGACTGCGGTTATTACAAGTAATGTCTATCACTTAATGGCGAGGTCAGGATGAAAAATTATATCATTTCCCAAGTCCGAGAACTTCTTGAGCGAGGTTATAACCTGCTTGAGATATCGCATAAATTGAATCTTGACCCTACGGATGTGCAAATTGCAATTGAGGTTATAAGGAATATTTTGACATGAACGAACTAATTAAAAAATTGTCCGAACAGGCTGCCAATGAATACCTGTTGGAAATGGAACCTATAACAGATACATTATCAACCGCAAAGCGTGATGAACTTGCACAAAAAGCAAAACAAGCAGGGATTGGTATCATTCCGCATGGCTTCAGTGAAAAGTTCGCCGAGTTGATTGTGCGAGAATGTGCCGATATTGCAACAATTAATGCACATCAATGGGCAAGCCCTGGTACATATGTTTTAAAGCATTTTGGAGTTGAAGAATGACTATAGCATTGATTCGTACCCTATGGGGTGAAGAAGAAATTGCGGAAATGAATCCGTGTATTGTTCCCGATTGTGACCAACCTAGAGACTCTCTTGGTGGCGGCCGATACCATAAGCGGTGTTCTAGGCATCACAAAGAAAAATATAAAATGCTGGATTGGGACTACAAGCAATTCCGCAAAAATTATTGTGAGAATACTGATAGTCGCTTGGGCTTCAAATGCACCACAACCATTATCATGGATGCACAATTGACTATTGACCATATCGATCCTGATGGTGAAAGAGCCGATCCTGCAAATTTGCAAACCCTCTGTGCATGTTGTCATGCTGTAAAGACAAGAATCAATGGTGACAATATATCAAAAAAACATCGCCCTAATGCTGAACAAAAAGCATTGAGATGGCAGAAATTTAAGGAGTCTTTAGATGTACACTTATGAAAATATGAAATATATTATTTCTGGACTTGCAGAAGAGGTAAATCCAGAATTGCTAGAAATGACAAAATCTTGGCCAGATGAGGCGAAAATGTACATTTATCTACATACTATACAGTTAGCTAAAATGGATGAATTTAAGAAACTGCTTTTGGAGTTAAAAAATGATTGATATTTTTATACCCGTACTCATTTTGTGCATGAATGGTAATTGTGAGTTTATGCAGGCTCATAAACATTACTTCACAGAACAACAATGTCGGCAACAAGTTGATGCACAAAAACAAGTGATGATTAAACAATCATTACAATCACCAGTGCCGATTGACCTTTTAGAAGGTACTTGTATTGTAGCAAAGATTGAAGACACAAAAGGTAAAGCATGAATTGGGTTTTGATTGTTTTTATGTTCTCTCCAGCGGGTGACTATATGGATAAGTCTGTCACTGAGTTTGAATCGAAAAAACAATGTGAGGTTGCTCTTAAACAGCATGTTCAAAAGAACTATCCGTTGGGAGTGAAACATGATGGTATTTGTGTTACTAAAGACCATTGGACTGGTAAGAAGTACATGACAGGTGTTGCTTTAGATTAATTAGGAGTTTATTATGAAAAAAAGAGTGATTGCAGATGCGGTGAGTGCTGATGTTGGTAGCGGTCTTGACCGATTTGACCTAGAACAGCAAATTCTAAACTGCTGGAATATTATCGATGATATCAAAGCGGTTACTGAGAATGAAATGGTATCTGTCGAAGATTTGAATGAATACATGAATGCATTAGCTACCTTGTATAATGTGAAATTCAATAAATTGTTCGACACTTTTGGTATTCTGATTGAAGAAGGTAAAATCGTATGAGCCGCTATGTCACTACCGAAGTTGAAATTGACCTGAGTGAATTTGATACCGCAGATTTGCTCGAAGAACTCGAATCCCGTGGGCATGATTTTACTGAAACTCACATACCTCTTGGCGATGGTAACGGAAATAGCCTGTTAGAGAAAATCTATCAGAAACGCCGTACTGGTAGAAATTTTGATGCTGAACTTGACGAATTTTTGCAACTATCCTTGGGAAGAATTGTGTAAATATTTGTTGTTTTTCCGCAACAACCGCAAAAAAGACTTGACAAAGCGGCGAAAGTGCGATATACTGTAGTTTGTTCAGTTGATAAGGAGTTTCGTTATGGCTTATATGTCTACAGAGAAAAAAGCAAAAATCGCCGCCGCTTTGAAGCCTGTACTGAAAAAGTACAAACTCAAAGGTTCTCTTAAAGGCGCTGGTTCCTCCAGCATCACCTTGACCCTAAAATCGGGTTCTATCGATTTTATCGGTAACAGCAACAAAACCTGTTCCGCCGACTTCTACCAAGTTTCTCGTGGCTTTACAGCCAACACCAGTGGTTACGAACAAGTGAACCTCTACTGGATCCAAGACCACTACAGCGGTAAGGCTCTCGAAGCCATGCAAGCAATCAAAAAAGCATTGATGGCTGGTGATTACTACGACCGTTCCGATGCAATGACTGATTATTTCGACACCGCTTATTATTTCCACTGCAACATCGGTTCTTGGAATAAGCCTTATGCGGTGACTGCATAATGATACCACTTGCCTATGCAAGGTCACAAACGGCCGCCGAACTCGAAGACACCTTTCGGTTTGCTGGTCTGACTTACGGTCCCTTTTTTGAGAAAAAGCGGTCGAAGGTCGTAGATGGTGGCAAAACATTTTATCGTATTTCGTTTGATGGTGGTGAGGCTAGAATCTATGGTCCTAAATTCATCATCATCAACGGAGTGAAATTTAAATCGCTGAGTGATGCGAAAAAGATTGTTCAAAAGGAGTATTTAAAATGAAGATTATTAGTTTTCGTGATAGCAATGGCAATGGTACCTGTTTGCAAGGTTATATCAAAACGACTTACTATGAACTAGTGAGTATTTTTGGTGAACCTAAATATGGTCCTAATAACGGTGGTGACAAAACTACTTGTGAGTGGGCAATTGATATTTTCTATGCCGATCCTCGGGCATACGGTGGTCAAAGAAAAGAAACCGTTACCATATACGACTGGCATCAATACAATACGCCATTCAATGAGTATCGTTGGCACATCGGTGGTTCCAATTTTAACGCTGTTGCGCTTGTCTATGCCGCAATGAATATGGAGATGGAGACGGAAAATGTATGATTGGGAAATGATTGAAAAAATTACAAAAATGAATGATTGGGATAAAGACAATCTGAAATTTTTGCTCCAGTCTGACCAAGAAACTATCGATGAATGGTTTCACTACTCAGATAAAGATGATATTAAATATGCCCTCGAACTGATTCGTACCGCTCGTAATGAAATGATGGTATATGAACTCGGTTTGATGGATGATGTTGAGCATGTTAATGATGCCAAAGCGGCACTAAAAAACATCTTGACAAAGTGAACGGTTTGTTGTATAATGTACTTTTGAAAGGTTATTCTATGAATCCCAAAGTTAAAGCGGCTCTTGCCACAGCAGGCATTATGGGTGCTGGTGTTTTATTTTCCATGCTTAATAATGTGTTGCTAGGTTGGCTTGTTGTAGGCGCATTAGTCTATGCCATGTACTCAATACTGGCGACTAAATTTGAAATGGAAGACAGTAGGAAGTCCGTTGAAAATCCTGAGTGATTTACACAACCGACTGACTCGTTATGGTTGGTACTACAAAGCGTATTGCCACTATACTTTGATTGAATGGATTGTTGTTTTAGGATTATTATGTTTCGTGATAAAACTGTTGCTCGTGAAATTGTTATCAATGATAAGTATTTTGGTGATTATGTAATTCTGGAGAGGTGATGGTGATGATATGAACGGTGTCTATATTTTACAAACTACAGACGGGTACCGTGTAGCTTATTCAACCGAGTATGAATCTATGCTTGGTTCTTATGATACAAACAGCATGAGACACAAACTAAATGGTGAGATTGTTAATCGTGTGTTCGGTGAGTGTTTTTGTTTCGTTAACTATCTTGAAGCCCAAACGGCCGCTAGAATGTTAAGTGTACAATACAGTTATCTTGATGACGGCATCTACACAATCCGTGAAGTTGCTGACCAAACTTATGAAGAGGTGATAAATGGCTAGAGTACTTGATGCTAATGCGGTGTTTGCTGGCGGCGAACCGAAGTACACCGAAGAGATGACTCGTATTCAATTGATTGAATCGCTGAACTGGTATTCCGCAAACAAAGACTATAAGGATGCTCACAAATACATTGGTGACTATCTTAACAAAAAACTGAAACTGAAAATACCTGAGGGTATGATTAAGAAACAAACAACCACATTTGGTTGGGTGTGCCGACTTCTCTACAATGGTGCGACTCTGCCCGTTGAAAATCAAAACTATTTCGATAAGACATTGACTACCATTAAAAAAGGTGATGGTAAAGTTGAAGAAGTGGTTGAAGATGTTGCGGTTGTTGCCACGGTGAATCCTTCTATTCAAGACAGGATTAAAGACTCGACTTCTCGTATCCTTGCTGAACTAGATGGTTTGGTCGATGACTTCACACTGAATGCTTATCGTGAAACAAAAACACCAAAAGGCATGATGACTGAATTGTCTACAAAAGGTGTGCATGTTAAGGCAATCGTTGAACACTACAAAAAAGTGCGAAGTGAAATTTCTGATGCAATTGCTGGTACCGATGACCAATTGGTCGAAGGCTACTCGCATATGAAGAAAACCGAACTGAAAAGGTTCGAATCGTTTCTTTCTAAAATTATTGATGATGCATTGACTCTGCAAGGCGAAGCCAAACAGAATCGCAAGCCTCGCAAGCGCAAGGTCAAGACTGCCGATGAACTGATTGGTAAGATGAAGTATTGCGTTGAAGACGCTGAACTCGGTCTAAAATCAATCGACCCTAAATCGGTGATTGGTGCATCGACTCTGTGGGTTTACAATATCAAGACTCGTAAACTTGGTTGCTATATCGCTGAAGACATTTCAGGTCTTTCATTGAAAGGCACCACGATACAGAATTTTGTTGATACCAAATCGGTACAGAAGAAATTGCGTAAACCAGAAGTGACTCTGCCTGAAGTTATCAAAGGTGGCAAAGTTTTTCTCCGTAATGTTATTGCAAACATTCGTGCAGTTGAATCGCCCTTGACAGGTCGACTAAATGATGATACAATCCTTTTGAAAATTATTAAGTGAGGTTCTATGTTTAATATTAAAGTTAAATCGCCTGTTGTTATGGCATTGATTGCACTAGCGGCTATCGTATTCATTTTCATATCGCCGTTTTTTGTTCTGTGGTCTTTGAATATACTTTTTCCTGCTCTGGCTATTCCATACACTTTTGATACATGGTGTGCCATTGTTCTGATTGGTGTATTCCTGCGTGGTGAAAGCATCAAATTCAATAAAAATGACTGATGCATGTTTGCCCCACTAAAATCTTAAAGAGAGTATAATAGGTTTCATTATGATTATTTTTGACTATAACCAAGTAGCGATATCCAATCTAATGGAACAGATTGGATCCTCGCCCAAAGCAACAATCGATGAAGGTTTAGTGAGGCATATGATTCTCAATACAATGAGAACATACATTAAAAAATTCAAAGCCACACACGGTCCCGAAGTGGTGATTGCTTGTGACAACCGCCACTACTGGCGCCGTGATGTTTTTGTTAACTACAAATCCAATCGCAAGAAGGCTCGTGAGAATTCTGGATTTGATTGGGCTACTATTTTTGAGTGCCTGAAAAAAGTCAAAGAAGAACTTGCTGAAAATTCGCCTTACAAGGTGATTGATGTACAAGGTGCAGAGGCTGATGATGTTATTGGCGCATTGGTAATGAAATATGCCGCTACAGAAAAAGTGATGATTCTTTCTTCAGATAAAGACTTTGCACAATTGCAAAAGTTTCCTAATGTTGAACAGTACTCACCGATTCTGAAGAAGTATATCAAAGAACCTTTTCCTGCTGTACAATTAAAACAACTAATCATTCGTGGTGACAAAGGTGATGGCATTCCCAATATCTTATCACCTGATGGTGTGTTTGTTGAAGGTGGTCGCCAACGACCTATCACGGAAGCAAAAATTATCAATTGGCTGAATACGCCACCTGAAGAATTTTGCAATGATGAAATGTTACGCAACTATCGCCGTAACGAAATGCTTATTGACCTGACTAAGATTCCAAAAGAAATGCTGGAAACTATTGTGACTAAGTATGAGGACACTAAACCCAAGACTAGACAGCAATTTATGAATTACATGATTGCCAATCGTCTTAAAAATTTGATTGAGGTTATCGATGAGTTTTAAACGACTATACCATGAAATTTTCGAAGAGTTTGATAATGCAAAAACTCGTGAAGAAAGAGTTACCGTGTTGCGTAAGCATGGTGATGAAAGATTTCGTGAATTCTTAAATTACGCATTTAATCCTGACATTAAATTTGATGTTGAGACTATACCACAATACAGACCAGCGCCTGAGCCTGAGGGTTTGACATTTTCCACAATCGACAATGAGATGAAAAGACTCTATGTGTTTGTGCCAAATCACCCAAAGTACAAAGGTAAACTTGAACCAAAGAAACAAGCACAAATTGCAGTAACCATGTTACAATCGGTTCATGCAAAAGAAGCCTTGTTGCTAGTTGGTATGTTCAAGAAAAATTTGAATGTGAAATTCCTCACACCAAAAATTATCAAAGAGTCTTTTCCAGATATCCCATTGACTGTTGAGTAATTATGAAGAAAACCGTTGTTGTCATTTCTGGCGGATTTGACCCTATACATTCCGGTCACATTGAACTAATAAAAAAAGCATCTGCATTGGGTGATAAACTAATCGTTGGATTAAATTCTGATGATTGGTTGTGTCGTAAAAAAGGCAGGTCTTTCATGTGTGTGCATGAGCGCCGAAAAGTACTTGAGGCAATCAAGTGGGTTGATGAAGTTTGGGAATTTGATGACTCGGATGATTCGGCCTGTGATTTGCTTGAACAAGTAGCAATGGCTCATCCATCAATCGAAGATACAATTATCTTTGCAAATGGTGGTGACCGAACAGAAGGCAACATTCGTGAAATGGATGTTCCTGGTATTCAATTTGTATTTGGTGTAGGTGGCTCTGATAAGAAGAATTCATCTTCATGGATTCTCGAAGAATGGAAAGCACCCAAGGTCGAAAGACCATGGGGTTTCTATCGTGTTCTCTATGAAACAGAAACAATCAAAGTGAAAGAGTTGGTTATCAAACCGCAAAAATCTTTGAGTATGCAAAAGCATCAACATCGTAATGAACATTGGCATGTTTCTGAAGGTGTTGCATCTGTTGCGACTTTTAGTTTTGATGGTGAAACAATCAATCATCAATTACCCTTTAATACTACACTAGAAATTCCTATAGGGCGTTGGCATCAATTGTCTAATCAGACTATGAAGCCTTTAAAAATAATTGAAATTCAATATGGTAGTAAATGTGTTGAAGAAGATATCGAAAGGAAAGAATCGTGAGTGACGGTGGTAAAGGAAGCAGACCACGACCATTTAGTGTTGCACAACATGAATACGACAATAGATGGGATGCAATTTTTGGTCGTGAATTTAAAGATGAATTGAAATTAGAAATGCCTGGTACTATTGGTAGTGCCAAATTGACCTTTAAGGATGAAAATGAAAGTAGCCGTAGTAACACCCACAATAGCATCTGACTTATTGGAACAGTGTGTCTCATCGGTAGACAATCAAACATATAAAGACCTGACTCACTACATCTTCATCGATGGTTGTCAGTATGAACCAAAGGCAAGAGAAATTCTTGTGGGTTCATCTAAGACAAGAATGGTTGAACTTGAAGAGAATGTCGGTAGAGGATGGTACGGTCATCGTGTGTATGCCGCATGTTCTTTTTTAGTGAATGCAGATATCATATGTTATCTTGATGAAGATAATTGGTATGAACCAAACCATGTTGAAGAACTTGTAAAAGCAATTGAGACTGGTGCCCAATGGGCATATTCATTAAGGAAGATTTATGATAAACACGGCAATTACATATGTGATGACAACTGCGAATCGTTGGGCAAATGGCCCATCTATTTCAATAATGATGCTTATCATATCGACACATCATCTTTTGCCGTTAGGCGTGATGTTGCTGTTAACATAGGTCATGCATGGTATGGTCAATGGGGCGCTGATAGACAATTCTTCAGCAATCTGAAAAAATTCTTTCCTAACTTTGAATGCACAGGAAATCATAGCCTGTGCTATCGATTAGATGGTAATGCAAATTCTGTTACTTCAGAATTTTTTGAAGAAGGTAACAAATACACAAAAGAAAAATATCAAGGAAACTATCCATGGCATCAGAAATGAAGACTGCACTGATTACTGGCGGTTACGGTTATATCGGCTCTCATGTAACCAAAGCATTGAAAAAGGCTGGTTGGCGAACGATTGTCCTTGATTCAAAATCAAAATCACAAACACATGAATATACTGATATGTTTTATCCGTGCGATATTCGTGCGCCTGAATTGAGTTTTCTTTTCAGTAAAGTTAAAATCGATACAGTGTTTCATTTAGCAGGTTTGATTGAAGTTGGCACAAGTGAGAAATATCCAAGTGAATATTATGATGTGAATGTTGCTGGCACAATTAATCTGCTGAATGAGATGGCAATTCATAATGTAAAAAATATTGTGTTCTCATCAAGTGCTGGTGTTTATGGTAGCGGTAATCAAAAGTTTCTCGAAACAGACAGCACGATTCCAACCAGTGTTTATGGTCGCAACAAATTAATGTGCGAACAGATAATCGCAGACATGCAGAAAGAGAATATCAACTCAATCTGCCTAAGATATTTCAATGTCGGTGGTGCAGACCCTGATGGTGAGATGGGTGAGAATCACGAACCAGAAACACATTTGATTCCTAGAATTCTTCAGAATCTAAATAACTTCACACTTTATGGTAATGACTATGAGACTCCAGACGGAACTTGCATTAGAGATTTCATACATGTTTCAGATGTTGCCGATGCACATGTGGCAAGTGCTGAGTACCTTTTGAAACACCAGAAGAGTGATATTTTTAACATTGGTTCGGGTACAGGATGTTCGAACAAACAAATTGTAGATACGATTGAAAAAGTGACAGCACAGAAAGTTAATATCACCTACGGTCCACGCCGTGCAGGTGACCCCGCCATGCTTGTATCCAACATAAGCAAGGCGCAGGAACTTCTCAATTTTACTCCAAAATTTAATCTAGAATACATTATTTCAACTGCATATGATTGGCATCTTAAACATGGCGACAACTAAAAAGAAAGATAGTGAAGTTATTAGTCCAAGTGAACTCATTGGACATAGTTTACTAGAAAACCACATCTTTTTTCTCAGCGGTGAGATTGATGAATTTAACATTCGTGAAGCTATCGAATGGATTACCTATGAGAACTTCAAAGAAGAAGAAGGTAAGATTTTGACACTCTATGTCAATTCAGGCGGCGGTGACTTGTATCAAGCATTTGCTTTGATTGATGTTATGAAACAATCAAAGTACCCAATTAGAACAATCGGCATTGGTTCAATTTTCTCTGCGGCATTCCTCATCTTCTCAGCAGGAACTCGTGGTGAAAGAATCATTTCAAAAAATACAGGAATTATGTGTCATCAATTTTCCGAAGAGGCAGAAGGAAAGTACCATGACATAAAGGCTCACATGAAAGAGGCAGACCTATGCAATCAACGCATGGTCAATATTCTATGTGAGGCTACTGGTCTTGATGTAAAAACTGTCAAGAATAAACTGTTACCGCCGACTGATTCATGGCTCAAAGCCGAACAATTGATTAGTCTTGGAGTGGCGGATAGCATTCTTTAAGGAGGCGCAAAACTTCAATGATTTCGAATCAGCAGGTTGTTAGGAAACCAAAGAACAAGAATCGAAAAAATGATTCTGATAGTCAACAATTCAAGCCTAACACAAATCATAAAAAGCAACAAGATAAAGCCACATACAGACTTTATAAACAGGAAAAAACATATGACCTTTCTTTCTAAAATCAAACAAGAAATTAGAGAACTTGAAGAATTGTTAGAGACTCAGCAAAAAAACAATGCTGAAATCAAACATAGATTGCAACAATTAAAGTTGCAAGAATTTGAAGAAGATATGCGTGAAGACACTTCGGCAAATTCATCTTCAAAACCTCAAGTCCTGCACGGCTAGAACCGCTTTTAGGCGGCTTTTAGCCGTTCACCGAGACTCTGACCCTAGCCAAGCGGAAAAACGGCCCAAAACCGCATTTCCACTGTTGTATGTTGTTGTTTTTAAACAACTTTTTTTAGGAAAAGCACTTGACAAACGGTTCCAGATGTGTCATAATGTATCTGTAATCTGAATAAAGAAGGAGTTTTCCATGATACGATTTTTTCTTGGTCTTTTGATTGTTTTCGGTGCTGTTGGTGGTATCGACAATGCACCTGCCGACTCTAATTTGCTTGGCGAACTGGCTATGGCTATGGTTGGTCTTGCCCTAATGTATTGGACTGTTGCTAAACCTAATGCATTCAATTGATTGTCGTGGACTGAAGTGTCCGATTCCCATTCTCAAGGTTCGCCTGAAACTCAATAAAATGAATTCGGGCGAAAAACTTTCTATTTTGGCAGATGACCAAGATTTTGAAAAAGACTTCTTGCGTTTTTGCTTTCAGGCTGATATAATTTTGAACACAAAAGAAGATTTTGATGGTTATCAGAAATATGAGGTTACGGCAAAATGATGATTTATGCTGACACTCGGTCTAAGAAAAAAAAGACACCGAGAAAACAAGCCGAGCAATACCAAGAATGGTTGTCATCGCTTGAAAAAAAGTATGGTAAAGTGAAGACAAAAAAGTCTAAATCTTTTACGCCATATGTTCCACCAAAAACTTACATTCCACCTGAGCGTGATTTGTCTCGTCATCCGTCATTGAACACTGGATTCAATGGTGGTACTCTAAAACCAAAACCTGTGTACACTGGTGATGCTATGCTAGGTATCGGCACTCTGCACAAAAGTAATGCTGTGCCAATCTTTAGTAAAGATGATGCAAAAGACCAGGCAAACATGCGAAGATAGTGCTTGACATTAGCGCCAAAGTGTGTTATAGTTGACTATGTTCAATTGATTGGAGTTTATTATGTCTTTCGAAGAAGTGAATGAATGTCTTAATGAAGTATCTGCCTCAGAAAAGGCTCAGGTAATTGAAGATTATTGGAATGCTTTCGAACTTGAACAGTTTGAAATTTCAATGGCAGAGCATAACATGATGATGTATGCCAGCCAATCGTATGATGAAGATGCTATCGAATATGGTATCTTTAAGTAATTGCTCTAATGGGCAATATTGTGGCGAGACTGTTGACAAAATGGTTTTGCTGTGTTATGATGTGTGTATTATTAACTATGTGAGGTGTCTAAATGGCTCGTGGTAAACAAACTGATCCCAAAGTTTGGGAAAAACTAATCGTTGCAATGATTAGCGGTAAACAAATTTCTAAAGAAGAAGTTACCGCAACTTTGAGCAATGAACTTGAAGTGTATCGACTTTCAACTTATATCTGGGATATTAAGGCGAAGGCTGGCGGTGTCATCAAAGCTGTCAAAGATGGTCGCAAGGTAACTGCATACCAACTTATGAATGTCGATGAAATGACAAAGTATCTTGCCAAGCGTGGTATTAGCACAACCGTTGCTAAAGCCAAAACTAAATCTGTGAAGAAACTTGCAGACCTTGGTGCTCAAGAAGCCGCTACTGTAACTACTGAACCAGTTACTGAAACTGCTACGGCAGAACAGACCTCTTAATTTTTCAACAAGGTCTAGAGGTCTACTAACCGTAGACCTATTTTTTTATTTCGGGAGATTTGTATGAAATATATCTTTAAACAAATTGACAATATCTCTGGTCACTGTGCCGAAACAACTGTTGAATTCAGTGCGGATTCTCTTCCAGATATTTTGGAACATTTTGAAATGTTTTTGCGTGGGTCTGGTTTTCATTTTTCAGGCAATTTAGATTTTGTGTCTGATGAAGAATATGATATGCCTCAGTTTGAACCTGCGGCGGAAGAAGAATATGATGATAATGAAGTTTGCGGCCGATGTGGTTTGACAAGAGGTCAACTTGGCGCAAATATTTGTTATGATATGAAATGTGGATTCAATGATAATTGAAAGAGTGAAGATATGAAAGTAGTAATCAATAGATGCCATGGCGGCTTTGGTCTTTCCGAAGAGGCTTTGGAGAAATTGTTTGACCGCAAGGGTGTGAAGTGGGAAAAGAAAACAACTGATTCTGAAATTTTTGGCTCCGTGTATTACGAAGAAGGACATGTTGGTGATGATAATTTTTATATCAGCACATATGACTTTTACGAAAATCGTGCCGATGAAGATTTGGTTGCTGTAGTTGAAGAGATGGGTGAAGCCGCAAATAATTGGGCATCCGAACTTGCTGTCGTTGAAATTCCTGATAATGTTAAATGGCATATCAGTGAATACGATGGTTGGGAACATGTAGCAGAAGACCACCGTAGATGGGATTAAACCGTGAATATCTTTTACCTCGACCATGATGTTTACAAGTGTGCAGAAATGCATAACGATAAGCATGTGGTCAAAATGATTTTAGAATATGCACAATTACTCTCAACTGCTCATCGTGTTCTTGACGGGACTATTATCGACCGCCTCAGTCCTTCTGGTCGTAAACAAAAAGCATATGTACTTGCCGATAACCGTGAGTCCGCTCTTTACTCTGCTACTCATATCAATCACCCATCGGCAGTTTGGGTAAGGCAAAGCGATAAAAATTATTCTTGGTTATTCGAAATGTTCGAATCTCTTCTTGAAGAATACACATATCGCTATGGTAAAAAACATGCTTGCGAAAAACTTGTTTGGGCATTAGAGGTTCGACCAAATAATATTCCGAGAGGAAACTTTACTGAGCCGACACCTGCAATGCCTGATGAAGTGAAGATTGTTGGTGATTCTATTGCATCCTATCGCAACTACTATATAAACAACAAATCGCATCTTGCGAAGTGGAAGAAGAGACCAGTTCCTCTTTGGTATCCGGAGACAAATTTTGCCAACATATAATTTTGTGAATAGTGAGACAGGTGAAGAGTTTGAATCGTTTATGAAAATTTCAGAGCGTGAAGAATATCTAAAAACAAATCCACATATTCATCCTGTAATGACAGCGCCAGCAATTGTGTCTGGTGTTTCCACTTCAACACAAAACCGAGTACCTGATGGTTTTAAAGAAGTTTTATCTAAGGTTGCGGAGGCACATCCAGCAAGTCCTCATGGACACCGTTATGGTAAGAAATCTATTAAACAAGCAAGGACTCAAGAGATTGTTAAAAGGCATGTTGATAAAATTACAAAGAGAGTTGGCACTACATGATTTTTAACCATGTGAAACTTCCAGAATTAGATTTTGATTTAAAAGCAGTAACTACTGAATCTGGAAGAAAATACACAACACCGAATGGTGAGAAGTATTCTTCTATCACCACTGTTCTATCTGCTTACAATAAAAAAGCAATCATGGAATGGCGTAAGAGAGTAGGCGAGGAGCAGGCGAATAAGATATCAAGCCAAGCATCCCGCCGTGGTACTTCAGTGCATGATGTTTGTGAAAAGTTTTTACTCAATGAATTGAGTGATATGAAAATACAAACGATGATGCCAAATGTGAAGGAGATGTTTCTTCAACTGAAACCTGAATTGATGAAGAACATTGGCAACATCTATTGTTTAGAGCAAGCATTGTATTCTCATAAATTGAAAGTTGCTGGTCGTGTAGATTGTATTGCTGAATGGAAAGGAAAACTTTCTGTCATCGATTTTAAAACATCAGGCAGGTTGAAAGACAAAGACCACATCAAAAATTATTTTATGCAATGTAGTGCTTATGCAATTATGTTCGAAGAGATTACTGGTTTACCAATCGAACAAATCGTGGTAGCTATTGCAGTGAATGATGAAACATTGCCGCAGATATTTGAAGAGACAAAACATAAATACATTGATGACCTTCTTTACTATGTGAAGAAACATCAAGATATTGCTGTATGAAGTAAAGAGAAAAGTGTTCTGGACGGGGATGCAAATTCCCCCTCCTCCACCAGAAGTGCATGTGTTAGATGAAAGAAACCATTTTATGGGCTCTAATGGGTGTGCTTCTGATGGGGGAGAATAGTTTCGACAGGGCAACAAGTAACAGAGTGGACAGCACGGTAATGTGAAAACCGTTAGGGCAGAGGAGACTCGGCCGTAGAAGCAAAAAAAGTAAAAGCAAACGACTCACAGTTCGCATTGGCTGCCTAAACACGGCCTAGGGTTTCGATAGCTTTCCTCGTAACAGAATAAGCTATCATTTTTTTTACAACAAGGAGTTTATTTTGATTAAGAAAATTGCAATTATCGCATCACTAATGGTCGCAGTCGCATCTGCACAAGCGGTTGAAGTTGGTGTTAATGGTGGAACAAATTTAAGTTCCAGAGAAAATGCTTGGGGTCTAACATTGGGTGATAAAGTTTTTGGACAAGACTTGACACTAGGCTTCAATCGTAGCACAACCGCAGACCTTTACAGTTTGACCGACACAATCCAAATCACAAAAATTGGACCAGTTGGAGTTGGTGTAAAGTTTGGTGGTGTATATGTTGACAGTGCAACTGGTTCTGATGGCTATGCCGCCCTTGCTGGTGCTACTTTCAGTATGCCAATTGTGAAAAATGTAACTGGTTTAGTTGACTATACATACATTTCAGGACAAGATTCTGTTTCTGCACAAAACGGTAGCCGTATCACTGCTGGCATCAAATACAGTTTCTAATTGTATAAATAAATGATGGGTTCGGTGGGACCCATTCAAATAATCCACTACACACTTTACACAACACAAGGAGAAATCTATGTCAATGACACCTTTTGAAATCCGTCTCGAACTATTAAAAATGGCAAGAGACATGTTATCAGATGATTATTTTGGTAAGCGTGAACAAATCAGTAATGATTGGTCCACAAAATGCGATACCTCAAAAAGCAAAGGCGAAGACCCACCAGCCCATCCTGGTTTTCCGCCATATCCCTCAGAAGTAGATATCATAGCCAAAGCACAAGTGCTTAATGGTTTTGTGTCTAACATTCCTGCGGAACAACCAAAAGTATCTAAGAAATCTTCTTAAAGAGAAGGTTATGGGAGACCGCAATGGTCTCCCTTTTTTTCTATGAAAGGAAAAACCAATGTTAAAACACTCAATCTTTTTGAGTACTATTATTTCGTTAGGTATACTTTTATCAGTTTTTATTTTTACTGATTCACAAACATCTATACCTTTCACAGCAAACTATTTTAGTTTGAACGCTAAAGCAAAAGAGCAAGTTAATTGCCTAGCAGAAAACATTTATTTTGAATCGGCATATGAACCAAGAGAAGGTCAACTTGCTGTAGCATTCGTTACAATCAACAGAATGAATTCGGGACATTTTGAAGACAACATCTGTGGTGTTGTTAAACAGAAAGTGGGAAAGACTTGTCAATTCTCATGGTGGTGTGAAGAGAAGAATAATTCTATTTCTACCTCTAAAGTATTGACAAGTGGATACAATTCAAGATATAATGATATTCGAGACTTAGCAACATATGTCTATGCAAATTATGAAAAGATTGATGACCCTACTTCAGGAGCACTTTTTTATCATGCAGATTATGTAAACCCTAAGTGGAAGAATATGGTCAAAACCACACAGATTGGTAGACATATCTTTTACTTCAAAACACTAAAGGAAGACCAATATGCCTATCGATAAAATTTCATTACAAATTTCAGCCACTATGATTTTGCTTGCCTTGATTGGTGGTATGACTTTTTTCTACACCAATGATAGAAAATTAATGGCGGCGAATGTTGACAGTGCAATAGCAAAAGGTATCGACCCATTATCGGTTCGTTGTTCATATGCGTCTAGCACAGACATTATCTGTGTTGCATTTGCATCTTCAATGCAATCACATAACACTCCATCAATCATTGCAACAACAACTCAGGCGAAAAAATAATTATGCCTACTCGTGATGAAATGATGAAGTTTGCAAAAGCAATTGAAGAGATGATGCGGAGACATAGGTGTAATCACATTGATGCAATAGTTGAATATTGTAGAGAGACTGGACTTGAAATTGAAGTTGCCGCATCTTTGGTAAACTCTAATCTCAAATCTAAAATTGAAAGTGATGCCCAAGAAATGAGGATGATGCCTACGGTGTCGAAGTTACCAATTTAGGATTATAATTATTATGACTGGTTATGAAGCCTTTGCTTTATACAATTCTTTGAAGATACATTTTACACAGAAGAGTTATGACTATTTCAAATATAATGGAAAGTCAAACATTTCTGTACAGACATTTGAATTGAGAAAAGACAAATACTATTTCTATAAACTTTCTCGGAAGTATAGTAGGGAAGAGTTTGTTAAATTTCTCGTTTCAAATTTCATCATCGACAATAAGATATGGGTTGGCAAACTCTTAGAAGAAGATGCCGAATCGATATACAAATTGTTTTTGATGAGCCAACAATCACTCAGTTATATCTTTGATAATGACTGCCGTGAATTGTTTATTGAGTACTCTAACCCTAATGACATTTTGAAAGTAGAAGATGGAGAATATCCTGTTCTATTAACAAGAACATTACGGAAGGAAACTCAATTTGAAACATTGTGCATATTGAATGATATGTTAGGCTTCTTTCCAATGTGGAGTCGAAAAATCGATGACACAATTAGATGGCCTGAGGTATGCTTGACTGCAATTAAGTATACCCCATTCATTGATTATGACAAGGCAAAGTTTCAGGATATTTTAAAAAGCCACTTGCAATCTGTCTATATATGAGATATAATGCATACTGTGGATAATTCGTTCATACAAACATACTCCGTTATACAAAAGGAAAATACATATGAGTTCATTTGCAAATCTCAAACGCAATAGCAGTCAATTCGACAAATTGACAAAGGCTGTTGAATCAGTTAATAACCAGTCCGTAGAGGCTGGCTCCAAAGAAGACACCCGTTTCTGGCAACCTGAAGTAGATAAAGCAGGTAATGGCATGGCCGTTATTCGTTTTCTACCCGCACCTTCTATTGATGGTGAAGATGGTCTGCCATGGGTTCGTGTATTCAATCATGGCTTTCAAGGTCCTGGTGGTTGGTACATCGAAAACTCTTTGACTACTCTTAACCAAAAAGATCCAGTCTCTGAGTATAACTCTACTCTTTGGAACTCTGGCATCGAAGCCAACAAAGAAATTGCTCGTAAGCAAAAACGCAAGTTAACTTACATCGCTAATATCTTGGTGATTTCGGATCCAGCAAATCCTTCTAACGAAGGTCAAATCAAACTGTACAAGTTTGGTAAGAAAATCTTTGATAAAATCTCAGAGGCAATGAATCCAGAATTCGCTGATGAGACACCTGTCAATCCATTTGATATGTGGGAAGGTGCTAACTTCAAATTGAAGATTCGTAATGTCGAGGGCTATCGTAATTATGATAAATCAGAATTTGCGGACAAGTCTGCTCTTTTTGATGGTGATGATTCTAAACTAGAAGAATTGTGGAAGCAAGAATATTCTCTCAAAGAATTCCTTGAGCCTAAACAATTCAAGTCTTATGAAGTTCTAAAGGCTCGTTTAGATAAAGTCCTCGGTTTTGATGGTGGTGCAGTTGCACCTAAAACTAAGGCTGAAGATGCGAGTGTATCTCGTAAATTGTCTGGAGATGACTTAGAGCGAATTGACCGCAAGTCTGTAGAAGATGATGACTTGAATTATTTCAAGTCTTTGGCTGAACAAGAATAAACTAGTTTTATAAAAGTTTGACCCCGCCTCGGCGGGGTTTTTTGTTTTTAGAATGCTGAGATTTTATCTTGATTTCTTACGAATGTGTTCTCACTGTTTCTGACATTGATTGGAGCATTCGTTACATTGGTTGCATTTGTGACTTTTGGTGCAGATACAATTGAAGTGTTTGTGCTGTTACCACCAGTCATTGCTTCTGTCTTAGCCATATTGTTTTCATTAGATTGCGTCATCATTTTTTCACCAGTTGTTGGCCGTGTTGGTGTTAGTTGTGCAGATTCGGATTTTGTTGATGGTGTTAAATCTCCACCAGTAACTTTACCAGCACCAGAGGCTTCAATCTCTTTACGATATTTGACGATGGTGTCTGTCTTTGCTTTCATACCAGCAATTTCATAATCTATTTCATTAGGTTCTTTACGACCATAAGTTGATGCTTGTTTCTTAGCATATTCTTCAGTTAATGCTTTTTTATCTTTGCTGAATTTTTTATAATTTTCTTGGTCGTTCTGTGCGAATTTCATTTCACTGAATTGAATATCAACTTTAGAAGCCTTAGTTGGTGCGGCCGCTGATTTTTCTTGTGATGGTGCAAGTGCGGCATCTGTTTTACTTGTTGGTGCTGTAGGTGGTGTCGTTGTTGGTTCGGTTGCAGATGCTACGGGCGGTTCTCCACCAGTAACTTTACCAGCACCAGAGGCTTCAATTTCTTTACGATACTTAATAATAGTATCTTTCTTTGCTTTCATACCAGCAATTTCATAATCTATTTCATTAGGTTCTTTGCGATTAAAAGTTTTTGCTTGTTTTTTGGCGTATTCTTCTGTTAATGCTTCTTTATCTTTGCTGAATTTTTTATAGTTCTCACCATCATTCTGTGCGAATTTCATTTCACTGAATTGGATATCAACAGGAGTTGCTTTTGTAGGCCCCGTTGGTGCAATTGACGCAGGTGTGATTGGTGTAGATGTGATTGGTGCAGTCACCACAGGTGCAGTTTGCGTTGCCGCAATATTAGCATCAGTTTTTCCATCTTTCAATTCAGGTGCTTCTGGAACTTTTGTTTCTTCAGGTGCATTACCTTTTTTATCACCTTCTTTTTTATCTCCGGCCTTTTTCTCTTCTTCTCCAACCTTACCAGCAAATTCTGCTTTCACTGCGGCTTCAGTTTCTGATTGAATCAATCCCAATCTTTCACCAACCAGTGGGTCTGATTCAGGTCTGATTCCATAAACATCTTCGTAAATATCTTTTGCGATAAGTGCTACTGTTGCAGGAATTGCTGTTGCAAAAGAACCAATACCTGAGACTGCTTCTAATCCAGCACCAACAACATCACCATCCATCAAACGACTAAGAGCAAAACCAACACCAATAGCGGCACCTAAAAATGGTATTGATTTTCCAAGTGCAGAACCAACCGCTTTTGGAACTCTTTTTGCAATTGCTTTTTTAATCAGTGCGGCAATACCTTCTTTACCTGCTGTTCCAGCGGCTGCGGCAGCGGCTCGTTTTGCACCAACTTCACCAAAAGGTGTTAACGCTCCTGGCACTGTTGCGGCGGCTTTAAGACCTACAGATTCCATTGCTTTACCGCCAAGTGATTTTGCACCCTCTAGTGCTTTACCACCCATCGTCTTAACACCCTCTATAATACCCGGTGCTTTTTCTGCTACTTTAGCGCCAATGTTTTTACCAACATCAACTGCTTTACTGCTAATTGCTTTAGCACCTTCAACAAGAGTAGGTGCTTTTTCTGATGCATATGATAATGCTGAACGACCAACCGATTTACCAACCTCTAGGGCTTTACCACCATATTCAAGTGCTTTGGCTCCTGCGGCTTTTACATATGGTGTTGCGGCAGTCACTGCTTTACCACCATACTCAAGTGCTTTTGCACCAATTGCTCTTGCGGCTGGAAGTGCTACGGCACCAACCGCCGCAAGACCTCGCAATAAAGGACCACCGAGCAGTTTTCCTAATGCACGAAGAGGTGATAATGCAAATCCTAAAATTGCGGCAAAGGCTTTGAAAGGACCACTTACTATCATACGCAATGCACTAGCAAATCCTAACAATGATGCTAAGAATCCTTTTTCTTCTTTAGTCTCTTTTTTATCTTTTCCATCTGCACCCACTGCTGTAGGTTTCTTTGCAAACTCAGCTTCATATTTTGCTTCATTAGCGGCATCAAGTTGTTTCTCTTCTAGATTTAATTGTTTTCCATCTAGTTCAATTTGGTCTTTAAAAAGGCCTTCTTGATTTTTTGAAGAATCTTTTAATCCTCTAATGTCTTCAGAAATTTTTATAACATACTTCAACATTTCTGATAACATGGTATTGCTCTTTTCACCACCCTCACCACTTGGCATTTGAGTAGGATCAATATTCTCTGGCGCTGTCCCTGGCACCGTTGGTCTATCTTCAGCTGGATCCAATCTTGCAAATTTACGAACATCATCTTCATCTCGACCCATACTTTTTCCAATGGCGGCAGTCATAACACTACCAAAACCACCGCCACCAAACATACTGTGAATTATGTTTAGTGGGTCGAATTTATCTTTAAGTTGTTCAGTTTTATTTTGGAGAGATTCTGTAGCTTTTTGTTTGGTTGCTGAACCCAATGCGCCAGTGATAGAAGTATTCTTACCCGAAAGAATTAACTCGGCAGCCATAGCGCCAATACCCTTGCTCTTCTTTTCTGGTTTCAGAATATCGGATAACGCCTTTTTCTGGGCGAGAAGTATTTTTCTATCTTCTTCGGATAGTTCTACTTTAATTGCTTTTTCTGCCATTATCTTCTTCTTTGTGCATTGAGTTGTTTAATTTTTTCATTCTCTTCCTGAATGTGCTGGCTCAGTAAACTGACATATATTACTCTCTCCCAAGGTAACATACTTTCCAACTCAGTCAGACTATATTTGTGGTGTTGCATCATAGCAAAATTTACCATAAAATAGTTTTGAAGATTATCATAACCAAACGCTAAACGAAAAAACTTTCTAAACCTTTGACGATGATATCGTCTTCATGTTTACATTTTGGGCAATTGAAATGAATCTGTTCTTCAATCTTTGGCATGGTATCAAAGAACTGTTCTAGTTTAACAAGATGTTCCGTACCCAAAGAATCTAAAAATTCTCTCATCTCTTGTTTGCTCGTATCTTTTGCATAATACACTTCTTCATCATCATAGACTGCTTCAATAGCATCTAATACAATATCAAAAGCAGTTTCATCATTCGTTTCTAATTTTGTTGCTTTTGAGAATGTTGTGAATTTTGGATATGTCATCAACACACCAATCTTATCAGTCAATTGAATTTTGTTTGTGTGACCTTCAGTAAATTTTGGTCTGATAGTCAACAAGTCAACTTGATACTCAGAAACAAAATTACATTTTTCTTCATTCACGATATTGTTGCATCGATATCTCAAATCTACCTTTTCTCCAATGGACCTTGCACGAAGATTCAGAAACATATATTCAATGTCAAACAATGATAAATCATCAACATTGATATCATCAATAACACAGTTACTAATAATTTGTTTTACTGCCTCAATCATCGCACTCGATTCTCCAGACTGCATTGCAATCAATAATATTTTCTCTTCTTTTACAAGAAAAGGTCTATACTTAATTGATTTGCCTGTTGAAGGCAAAGTCATATCAAATATAGGCACATCAATTTTTGGTAAAGCCATAGTTTAAAGTCTCCTCATTTCAGTTAAATTATCTTCTAAGTTGTGCGTTAACTCCGCCAGTGGCAGTGCTTGAAGTACCATTCAATGCCATTTGATCCAATGGTGGTGATTTTTGCGAGAATCCTGGTAACTTATCTTGCACTATTGTATGTCTCTGGTATGCAAAAGTTACTTGTAGTTTATGAAATCCATCATCAGTCCAAGCGCCAGTTAATTGATTGACATTAATTGGGAATGCATCGTAAACATTATATGTTAATGTTTTCTTATATTTTTTAGTTCCATCATCGACTTGGTCATATTGATAGATGTTTATTTCTGCTTTATAGTTATTGAAATATTCCACATTGTTATCGTAATCAGTTGGTTGAATATATTCCATCCATCTCTCAAATGAATATCTAAAATCCATATCTTTGGTTTCAATGAAAGTCAAATTTAAATCACTGAACAATGTTTGATAGGCGGTTTTATAAATCGGACCATAAATCTTATTGTCTATGGTAACCATTTGTCTTCCAGGTAAATCAACCGATTCGCATCGCATTGAAATCATTCTATTCGTGCCTTCAATAGGAAGTGAGGTTCCGCCTCTACCTCCGCCAGTTGCAATCCCTCGTGGCACATGCATACAAATATCAAAATGACTTGCTTTTGATATGCCGTATTTGTTTATGCTTGATATGAAAGTATTTAACATTAAAATTTTGTCCTTGAGTCTCTGAACACTTTGCTCTTGCTTGCGCCAACAAAATATTCAAAAGGTAATAGTGCGGCTATGTCCCATTTGTCTGCTGTAATTTCTAAAAATCTACTTTCAACATGAGTGAACAGATATCTCTTGATGCACGGTGTTGCTTCAAATGCTTTTGTTGCACTTGACAATACGGCATAGGATAATCGTAGTCTTGTTGTCTCATCGTATTTTGAATTTGTTGCAAAGTCACTCAATTTGTCAAGTAAAATGATTCGTTGTTTTGGGTGAATGTAATGAAGATTCAAACCCAAGAATCCATCGGCATATCTTTCAACTGGTAGAACAAGTGGAAATCTATCGTAGTATGGTAATGTATCTTTATGTTTAGGGTCATAGAAATAAAAGTACATTCGACCAATCATTGTTCTATTACGCAACTTTTCACGGTCTCGCATCAATGCTGAACGACTAGGATTCAAATTGGCGACTTCTGAGCGTAACCATGCCCGAGCGGCATCAGTTCTTGGTTTGATACCCTCTTTTGCTAGTTGTTGATTGATTCTGTCAATTAGATATGCCATAAGACTATTTATACTCACATTGTAACCACATTGATAACATCATTACCCGGTCTAACTGATACCCATCTTATAAGTATCGGTGTCCGGTTTGAAGTTATTAATTAGATTCCTAAGTCCTTCTCTGTTACCACCCTGAATACCCATCCATGGTCTTTACAGAACTCTTCAGCATATTTCCATTTAGCTTGATTAACAGCGTATGTTGCCGCTTCATTAATGTATTGCTTAGTGACTCTCTTAGGTTGTCTTAACTTAGTTTGTGCTTCAGGTTTAACTTCAAGCATGAAGATTGTAGAAGAGTTATCTTTTCTTCTTACCTTAACAATGAAGTCAGGAAAGTATCTATGCACACGACCATCGACAGGTGAGATATACTTGACATTCATTTCCTCACTTGCCCACCAAACAACACCATCATTCTCATCCAAATACTTCATCACTCGTACTTCCCATGAAGAACGATATATGATTTTGTTAGGGTCGCCTTTATACTTTAAAGGGTGTTTTGGGTAGAATCTGCCTCTGTATGCCATATAAATAGTTTATCATTCATCTTTTATATATCAACTAACAGAACAAACAAATGGCAAACGAACCAAAAGTAGGAGGTGAGGCATCTGGTCCTGCGGCTCCAGTTGAATCACAACCTTTTGCTTTTCAGAGTATGGCTTATCCTGCTGATTTGGGTAGTGGAAGATATCCTCATGTTTTTCAAATCAATATCAACATTCAAGGAAAGTCTAGATTCACTTCTGGTGCTGGAACTGCATATACTGGTGGCGGTGGTGTAACAGCACAAAATCAAAAAGCAGACACTGCCGCAGGAAGAAATGTTACTGGAAAAGTTCAAATTGGTGGAGGTGGTGGAGAATCAGGAGCCAAACCTGTTAACAATGGTGGTGACGGACAAAAAGTAGAAGGTTCTGCGGCATCTTTAAGTTTGGGGCAGAAGACAAATAGAATAGCACAGACAATTAGATTATACATGCCAGATACGGTGACATGGGATTTTTCACAAGATTGGAATGAAACAAGTTTAACAGATGTGCTTGGTGTGGCTCTTCAAGCGGCTCAAGGTATCACGGGCGCATTCTCAAAAACTGATAATGTACAGAATGGACAAAAAGGTGGAGTATTAACAAGTTTACTTCCACCGGCCGCTGAAGCCATCGGTGAGGCAATGGGTGGTGGACCAAAAACACAAGTCGCTATGGGTCTTACTGGTTATGCAGTAAACCCTCAAATTGAAGTTTTGTATGTCTCACCTAAACTAAGAGCATTTCAATTCGACTTTACATTTGCACCAAAGTCAGAAGCAGAAGCAAAAAATGTTATCGACATTATCGGTGCATTAAAGTTTCATTCAGCACCAGAAATCTTGGGCGGATATAGTGGTCGTTACTTTGTACCACCAGCTACTTTTGATATTAGCTTTTTATATGGTGGTGGTCGAAATGATAAGTTAGGAAAAATAGCCAGTTGCGTTTTAGATAGACTGAATGTTGATTATGCGCCTAATGGTTATACTACATTTAAGGATGGTATGCCAACATATATTCGTATGCAGTTATCATTCAAAGAATTGGAATTCATTACCAAAGAAAGAGTTAAAGAGGGATTCTAATGGCAATTGCTTATTTCGAAAAATTTCCTCTCCTTGGTTACAATTTAAATGCAAACCAAAAAGAGCAGACTATAGATGTTGTTAGTAATATCTTTACAAGAGTTACTCTATATTATGATAATCAGAGAATCGAGTTTCGTGAATTTCTTCGCAGAAACACCCACATCTTTTACAAGTACAAAATTAAAGATGGTGACAGACCAGAAATAATTGCACACAAACTTTATGGCTCTGCTGACTTGTATTGGTTTGTGACTCTATTCAATAATATTTTGGATCCTGTTTTAGATTGGCCTAAAGACTATATCAGTTTTCAAAGATTCATTAAATCAAAATATGGTAGTATTGAGTTAGCCAAAACTACAGTACATCATTATGAAAAAATCATAACTACAACTACATCATATGGCGATTCATCACAGTCAATATTGCCAAGTGATGCTACCGAGTATGCCACACTAGTCAATATGGTTCCTGTTGTTGCAACAATCAGCGGCGGTCCAGTAATCACACAAACCACAACAAGAAATGTTGTATATTGTTATGAATATGAAGATGGTTTGAATGAGGCAAAAAGAGATATTTCTTTGTTGAAAAAAGAGTATACGGGTCAGATTATTAGAGAACTAGAACAGTTATTGGAAAATACATAATATGGAAACTGATGGAGTAGCCAATTCATATGACTTTGAATTGAATGAGTGTAATTTAATATCTGGTAATGGTCGTAAACTTGATGTTAGAGGTATTTTATTTGAATTGAATATATTTGAAGATATCTACAATAATGTATTGACAGGCAATATCATGTTGAGTGATAGTAATAATATTATCAACAAATTACCTCTTGCAGGATATGAAACAATCTCAATTTCATTTACAAAGCCATCACACAAATTAACATATAAAAAAACTTATCGCATTTACAAAATGAGTGATAGGGCAAAAGAAAGTGATACTAACGAAAACTACATTCTGTATTTTTGTGGTGAACATATGTTCAAATCAGAAATGTTTTCTAAGTCATACAGTGGTAAAAAAATAAGTGATATGGTAAATGATATTGCTGTAAAAAGACTTGGCGCTGTTGTTAAGACTGTTGAGCCAACAGCAGGTATTTACGATATTATTATTCCATACCTATCACCACTCAAAGCAATTAATTGGCTATCACGAAGAGCAGTATCTCCACTCAGTGCAGGCTCAACCTATTTGTTCTTTGAAAACTTTGATGGTTTTAATTTCTCTTCACTTGAAACTTTAGTGCAAAAAGGTCCTGTACGAAAGTTACATGCTACAGTTAAAAAGATTGGTGAACCATTAGAGGCACCAAAAGCAAAACCAAGTTTAGCACAAGAACAGTCTGACGGTGGAGAAAATTATAAATTCTCAAATTCATTTGATATTTTAAATTTAATGTCTAATGGATATGCAGGTTCAACATTACTCACTATCAATCCATTAACACAAGTGATTGAAGAAACTGTATTAGAAGCAAATAGTTTTTTTGATACTACAAAACATTTAAATAAAGTAAACCCACACAGTTCAACATTTAATGGACCTTCAATATCACCTAGAAGTGTTCAACTAGTAGAATTGTCTACAAAAGATTGTGATAAGATAACATATGGTCCAGGACCAAAACCTAACGATATTGAAAAATGGTTTCTTCAAAGACCCATGTTTTTAGGTGGGTTAAATATGCAGAGATTATCATTGACAGTTCCTGGCAGTATGGAATACAAAGCAGGTGCCGTTGTTGAATTTACTGCACCTGAAGTTTCGTTGAATGATGCACCAGTTAAAAAATCAGAAGATGTTTTGAATTCTGGAAATTATTTGATTACTGCTGTAAGACATATAATGAAGCGTGATAGTCATGTTTGTGTTATTGAATTAGTGAAAGACTCTTTGAAAAAGAAACCTGAATAATGAAAGATATTAAATTTTGGTTTGGTATTGTTGAAGACATTGAAGACCCGTTACAACTATTTCGTTGCCGTGTTCGTGTCGCAGGATATCATTCGGCAGAAAAAACAGAAGTACCAACAACAGACTTACCATGGGCACATCCAATACACTCATTAGATTGGGGTCCATATAATAGGGCTGAAGAAGGTGATATGGTTTTTGGTTTCTTTGCTGATGGTGAAGATGCACAATACCCAATGATGCTTGGTATTGTTCCTGGTATTCCTCAAAAGATTCCTGATTCAACTAAGGGATTCAATGACCCAAGAACACCAGCTAAATTACAAACAAGACCTAGACCGCCTAGTGAAATTGTTAAAACTCAAACAACAGCAAAATAATAATGGCATCTCTTTTTCAACCATATACAATCGTTGCTAATACAGCGCCGACCTCAAACACCACAGGATTTTTGAGAGACCATTGTGGCGAAATTGTTTATGATGGTTTTGGCAATCCGTTGATTGCAAATATCACAATTGTTGTTGATAAGACTATTCAAAGAATCAATGAGAGTATTCCTAGAGTACCACCAACAAGTATTAATGTTGCTGGAGTTCCTCAAAATATAACTCCATCAGTCTTAGCACCAACCAATATTTCTGCAATCATTAATGCATGTGATGATGTTGGTTTAAACACTAAAGTGGCTAAGTGTGCATTGATTGCCATTGTTGGTGCCGCAACAAATTGGGATTCTACTTCGCCAACCAATACCGCAAATGATTATTCATCTCGTGGTATGTTGCCAATATCAGGTTTAGAAGATTATATAAAATATCAAAAGTTAGCCAGAGTTGATAATATCAATATTGATATCGTCAATAACCCAAATAGTTTATCAACAAATCCTAATGTTAGTGCTACAGTTGCGGCTTTGATTTTAAAAAATTCGGTGCCAAACTATGCATCGGCAATGAATAATAGCACATTTATTCCAATCTCATTAGCATCTATATTACAGAACAATCCATTAATATCTCAGAAAATATCAACCAACAATGCCGCCGCAGGAAGTGCAGGTAGTTCTGCTGGTGGTGGTAGTCCATATGGTACTGTTGGTGGTGTTTCTGGTGCAGGTAGTCCTGCTGGTGGTGGTAGTCCATATGGTACTGTTGGTGGTGTTTCTGGAGCATCAAGCCTTGCTTTAATTGAAGGCATGTATGATTATTTCTTTAAGAAGAATCCTCTACCAGAAGATATTGCGGTAGAAGAACAAGATCCACAAGCTAATACAATATTTGACCCACCAGAAACTATTGTTGAAATAAAAGAAGCAGATGCGGCTCAACCAAATCCAAGTCCAGACAAATTAAATGAACCAACCAATTCACGATTGGCTCGTAATTACAATCCTACTGGAACTATTGTAGGATCCAAAAAAGCAACTATACTTCAAAATGTACCGGTTGCATGTGGTGGTTCGTTCTCAGAACCAGAGACAAAATACAATGCAAAACATCCACATAACATGGCTATCGAAACTAAGTCTGGTCATGTATTTGAATTAGATGATACTCCAGGCGCTGAGAGAGTTCATATCTATCATAGAACAGGAACATTCATTGAAATGCATCCTGATGGTGATGTTGTTGTGAAATCAAATAAAACCAGTTATCATTTATCAATGGGTGATTTCAACATTTATGTTGCTGGTGATTGTAATGTCACTGCTGAAAAAAGTATTCATATGAAGGCAAAAGGAGACTTTTGTCTTGAAATTGGCGGTAACGCTGATTTTAATGTTGGTGGTACTTTGAAGATGGAAGCGAAAGGCGAATCTAAATTCTATTCCGATTCTACGACAACAATTCAAGGTTCAACATTACAACTGAATCCAGGAACTGGTAGAGATAATGTTGACCCAAAAGCATTCAATATTGCTGAACGAACTGCTGAACCTCAACAGAGAGAATTGACTGATAATGAGAAAAAAGGAATAGCACAAAATAGAAAAGATACAAATGTGCCACCACAGCTATCTGGTGTTGGTACTGTGCCTCCTCCAACTAAAACCACTCCTGATGGTAAAGAAATTCCTGTTAAGGCACCACCAGCAACTCCGCCGGCTGACTGTGCAGTCGGTGATAGTCCTCAATCGAAATATAAAAAATTCGCATCATTTCTTGATAGTCAATTATCTGCTGGTGGTTGGGCTGAGAATGGTCCAGGAAGACCAGGCAATCCAAAAATTCTTACTTGCTATAACGCATGTGGTTTTGGTAGTCTTAAAGATGACCAGACTGCATGGTGTGCTGGCTTTGCAGGTTGGGCACTCAAAACAAATTGTCTACCTTCTCTAGTGACACTATCATCTCAAGCATATAGAGGTTATGGAACTTCTATACCAATCACAGACCCTTCTTTATGGAGATGGAATGACCTTGTAGTCTTTAAATCTCATACAAATCCAGCACAAGGACATGTAGGATTTTATCGTGGATATGACCCAACAACAAGACGCATTAGAATTCTTGGTGGTAATCAAGGAAATACATTGAAGCTATCTAACTTTCTTTTTGATGATGGCAAAACATTATTTGTAACATACATTGGAAGAAATTGGACAGTTTCTCCAGAATTCGATAAACCTATTGCAACAGCACTTGCCGCTGATGCTTTCACTACTACACGATAATGTCAATGCCTGTAGTTAGATTAGGTGATAGCTGTTCAGGACATGATGATTATTCACCACGCCCAAGTGTAAGTGGTTCAGTGAATGTTTTTGTAAATGGCATACCTGCACACAGAATGGGTGATGCGTGGGATATTCATAGTACAGATTCAAGTCATGGAGGAAATGCAATTGCAGGTTCACCTACTGTTTTTGCAAATGGTATTCCTCTTTGTAGAATTGGTGATGCAATTGATTGTGGTTCAACAATGGTGACCGGTTCACCTAATGTTTTTTCGGGGTAATTCATGGCTTTTAGTTTAGATACAACTTCAATTTTAGCAATTACTGCATTGCGTAATTTACCTGAAGCCGCACCACCAGTCTCTGGTTTGACTGCACAATCGAAAGATTTGATTAGTTCAGTGACAAGTAATCGTGCGGCAATGTTTAGTAATCCTATGACAGATACGATTAGTGGTGTGACTAATCAAGTTGGTTCACTTGAAGCAAGACTGACTGCAATATCAACAGGCGCTGTGACACATCCAAAAATAAGTGCAGGTGATGCAACAACATATTTGGCTGGTGGTGGAATAGGAAATCTGAAAACTTCAATGAGCAACTTCTTAGGTCACACAAACAGATTATCCGGAACATTAAAAGGTGCTGGTATAAATGCACCAGGACTTGAACAAGTTTTAAGCATTGGTAAATCAATGAATGATATGGTGAATATTATTGATGGTGCAAAAGGATGTCTTAACATTATTGGTGGTATGACTGGTCTTTTTTCTGGTGATGACATTGATTCGGCCGCAAATCAAATTGCTGAGATGATAAACCAAATTGACAAAGGCATTGCCACAATTGCAGATATCACAGCAACTGTTGTTGGTATTGCTACAATCGTAAATGCTATCATGGATAAAGATTCTAAATTTATTGAAAATTCTATTGAGCAATTGAAATCTGCGGCTCTTGCAATGGCTATTGGTGCTATTGTGAAAGACCCGTGTGGAAAGTTCATCATGGAAACAGTAGGAACTGACACTCTTCTGAAAAAGTTGACATAAATAATATCTATGGCTACATACACTTATTCGGATTTAGACTTGAATTTTGGCATTCATCCAGTCAAAAAAGACTTGGTGACCAAAAAAGATGAGAATGCTATTGCATTTGCAATCAGAAATCTAATTTTGACTAGCCATTATGAAAGACCTTTTAATCCAGAATTGGGTTCTAATGTCAGAAAATTGTTATTTGAACCTGTCTCAGTTTTTACAGCATCAGACCTTCAAAAAATGATTGAACAAACAATCGCTAACTTTGAGCCTCGTGCAAGAGTTAGAAGAGTTGATGTTATTCCTAATGAAGATAGTAATGCATATGATGTTAGAATTGAATTTTTCATTGATATGAAAACAACCCCAATTACAGCAGATTTTCTGCTTGAACGGATTCGCTAAATGGCAGATAAACTTAATATAACCGAATTAGATTTTGTTTCGATTAGAAACAATTTAAAAAACTATCTTCGCAATCAGTCGGCATTTACCGATTATGATTTTGAAGGTTCAAGCATTTCTGTATTGTTAGACATTCTAGCATACAATACTCACTACAATGCATACTATCAGAACATGGTTGCTAATGAGATGTTCTTGGATAGTGCTGTTGTTAGAAATTCTGTAATATCACATGCTAAACACATTGGCTACACTCCAACATCTCGCCGTTCAGCAATTGCAACAATCGATGTTGGTATCATTCCGACTGATACTGCTGGTACACTAACTATCCCTCGTTTTCAAGAATTCTTTTCAGAACCTATTGATGGAATAAACTATAACTTTGTAACAACAAAATCATATACCACCATTCGTGATTGTGGTGTATTTAATATTAAAGGTATTGAAATTGTAGAAGGATATCCAAGGGTACTGACTTTCACATACAATTCAGCATCAAATCCGAAAAAAGAATTTACAATCAGTGATATCAATGTAGATACTTCAACTCTTTTAGTTGCAGTTCAATCATCATCTACAAATACTGATTCGCACACCTATATGATATCAACCGATGCAACAGAAATTAATTCTACCTCAAAAGTATTTTTCTTAGAAGGTGGTCTTGACGATACCTATAAAATTAAATTTGGTGATGGTGTTATTGGTAGCAATCTTTCAAATGGAAATATTGTTATTATCTCCTATGTTTCTTCAAGTGCAGATGCGGCTAACAAAGCAAATTCTTTTACCACCGGTTCTATTTCTGGTTACAATCAAATTGTTATCAATGCAAATACAGCGGCTGCCGGTGGTTCAGAAAGAGAAACAATCTCTTCAATCAAGTTCAATGCACCACACTATTACAGTTCACAAAATCGTGCAGTGACAACTTCAGATTTTGAAGTTCTGTTGAAACAAAACTATCCAGCAATCGATACAGTTTCTGTTTGGGGTGGAGAAGAAAACACACCACCAATTTATGGTAAAGTTTATATCTCATTTAAACCAAAATCTGGTGTTATAATTAACGACACAGAAAAAACTAGAATTGTAAATGAATATATCAAACCTTTGTGTCTTGTGACCGTCACACCAGAAATTGTGGATCCTGAATACATCTACTTGAAATTTGATATTACTGTTGAAGTTGATTTGACTCTCACCACATTGACACAAAATCAAATTGCGACTTTAGTTCAAAATGCAGTGTTTGATTATAATGACACAACCCTACAACAATTTGGTATAGTTTTTGTTCAATCAAAATTACAAAGTCTAATTGATAATGTATCATCAGGTATTGTCGGTAACGAAATCAAAACTCGTGTTGAGAAAAGATTTACTCCACAACTAAATGCGTTAAAAACTTATTACATCGACTTTGTTATGCCATTACATCGTGGTGGTGGGGGTGGTGGTCTTTATGATTCATTAGACTCCACTGCATTCTATGTGAATGATGCATCTGGTACATATCGCCTTGCATATCTTGATGAAGCGCCAAATTCATTTACTGGTGTTGATGAGGTTGTTATTACCGACTCTGGTTATAGTTATCTTGAAGCACCAACAGTTACTATTACTGGTGATGGTTCTGGCGCAACTGCTGAGGCAACTATTGTAAATGGTAAAGTAACAAAAATTACTATGCTGACTCGTGGCACTGGTTACACTCGTGCTGTTGTTACGATTACTGGCGGTGATGGTTTTGGTGCTAAAGCAACTGCAATTGTAGCGGCTCGTTATGGCACACTTAGAACATTCTATTACAATGAGTTGGCTGAGAAAATTATTATCAATGCAGAAGCAGGAACAATTAATTATGCTGAAGGATTAATTGTTCTTAATAATTTCAAAATAGAAGCATTAGACTCCACTTTGAATCAAATTCATATCTCAATTGAACCTGAAAATAAAATTATCGATTCAAGAAAAAATCAAATTCTTTTGATTGATGCTGATGGTACAGATTCTGTTGTTGTAACTCCTAGATTAAGAAATGTCAATAACTAATAAGTTATCCACTGTTGTTCGTGAACAACTACCTGAATTTATTCGGGCAGACTATGATACTTTTGTTGCTTTTGTTGAGGCATACTATGAGTACCTAGAACAAACAAACAAATCAACAGATTTTGGTAGAAATCTTTTAAATTATTTTGATGTAGATAATACACTTACTGATTTTGAAGAATACTTTCGCCGCAAGTTTTTAAATTCAATTCCTGCCGAGACACTTGCCAACAAAGCGTTTCTTGTCAAACACATTAGAGACTTTTGGCGTGCCAAAGGTACAGAGAAAGCATATCGCTTTCTATTCAGAGCATTGTATGGTGAAGAGATTGAAATTTTTTATCCTAAAGATAACATTCTAAGACTCTCAGCAGGTAAATGGGTTAAGAGACAATCGATTCGTTTTCTATCTGAATTTTATCATCTGGCAACAGGTAATGGAAGTACAACAGTCTTTAGATTGTTTGAGATTGCAAGCACAACAAATCTTAGAGTTTATATCAATGGTGTTTTGCAAACATCAGGATTTAACATATCACCAAACGACCCAATTATCACATTCGATACAGCACCAGCAAATGGTGCCACAATTAAATTTCATTTCGCATCATCAGATATAGTTAATCAAATTAGTAGAACAGATGGTACTCAAGTTGTTCTCTCATTCACCGGTCAAACATCTGGCGCCACTGCAATATCTGAATATGCGGAACAAATTGTTATTGGTCAAACACATGTAAACGAAATTTTCGTTTCAAATATTAGTGAAGATGTTTCATTCATTCAAGGTGAAAATGTTATTGGTAGATACTATTATGAAGATGGTAATTATTTAAGTTTGTATTTTAATTCTCTTTCTGTATTGAAAGAGATTAATGTAGTTTCTGGTGGCGCAAGTTATAATGTTGGTGATGTTGTGCCAATCATTGGCGGTAGTCCTGAAACTTCAGCATCTGCTATTATTGATGAAGTTTATAGCGCATTAATTTCAAGAATTTTAGTTGTTCGTGGTGGCGCAGGTTTCAAAGCTGGTGGTGATGTTGTCATCACATCAACACCAAACACCGGTTTGACGATGGCTATTAATACTGTTGATTCTACTGGCAGTATTCATCCAAACACAATCAATGTTAATTCAGATATCATTTCTTTGTATGAGAGTAAAGCAATATCAGCATCTGATTATGGATTTCCAGCAACAGTCATACCAACAGGCGAAAATTCTGCAACAAGAATCGTAGATGCACTTTCATACGCAAGCATTACTGGTTTGGGTCCACTCAGCAATGTTATTGTTCTATCAAGCACATAT